CACTCTGCTAGAGCAATGCAACTTGCTGTTAAGTATTATAAAGATGCTGGTGGTACATATTCAGGTAAAAAGAAAAAGTCTACAAATAAACTTTCTAAATGGAGTAAGCAGAAATGGAGAACCAAGTCAGGGAAGCCATCAAGCAAGACAGGGGAGAGGTATCTTCCAGAGAAAGCAATCAAGAGCTTAACTTCAAAGGAGTATGCAGCGACCACGAAAGCAAAGCGCAAGGGGACTGCTGCCGGAAAGCAGTTCGTAAAACAACCTAAGAAGATAGCTAAGAAGACAGCTAGATTTAGGAAAGCATAATGGCAGTATCAGGCACATATGATTTTAACCTTGACATAGATCAGGTTATCCAAGAGGCTTCTGAAATGATTGGTGGTGAAAGCACACTAGGTCATGAGCCTGAGTCTGCTCGTCGTTCTATTAATCTAATGCTTAAAGACTGGCAGAACAGGGGTGTACTTCTCTGGTCTACTAGTACCACAGCAGTCACAGTAGTAGCCTCTACTACTTCCTACAGCCTCGACAGTAGCACAATTAATGCTCTTGAGGTTGTCATAAGCAGAAGCAATACAGATGTTAAATTAACCAGGATAACACCTGAAGAGTTTATGCTTATTCCTAATAAGACACAAACAGGTAAACCAAATCAATATACAATTAGACGGGGCAGGGATAATCCTGTTCTTTCTGTATGGCCCCTACCAGAAAACTCTACAGACATTATTAAGTTAGAGATTGTTAAAGAATTACAGGATGTAAATAAATCTGCTATTCAAAATGCAGACTTACCTAAAAGGTTTCTTCCTTGTCTTACAATGGGACTTGCATATTACATGTCACTTAAACGTCCTCTTGTTGCAGATACAAGGATAGCATTGTTAAAAACAAACTATGAGGAAATGTTGGCTAGAGCATTGCTAGAGGATAGAGAAACTTCTAGCATTTATATTGTACCTAGATTAACATTCTATAACTAATGGCTACGCAAAGAAATGCACTAGCTGTTTGCGATGAATGTGGTTTTGTTTATCCACACAGGGTAATGAGGCTAAACAGTTATGGGATGTTGGTATGCCCACAAGACTTTGAAGGGCAGTATGATTTAAAAAACCATCCTCAGAATAGAGTGGCAAACGTAAAAGACGATCCAGCTATTACAAACCCAAGACCAGATATAGGTGGGCGTAATTTAACATGGGATCAGGCTGGAACAACTTATAACGCAACAGATGAGTATTGGCAATTAATATGACAGATTTAACTGGAAAACTTATATCACAGACTTATAAGAATCTTGTTCTTGTAAGTAGTGCTGTTTCAAATACTGGAATAGAAACGTCTCTTAAACCAATACAAACTGGGGACGGTGCTAAGAGTGCGCTTGAAGTTGCATCCAGTATTGTAAAGGTAAACGATACTTTAAATATAGCTGGCTTAGTTTCTGCTACTGGAAATATACATTCAGATCAACGAGTATGTGCTTCTGCTTTCTATGGAGATGGTTCTAATATCTCAGGAGTAACAGCAGCAGTAGCTGGTAATATTTCAGTAAGTAATGCTGTAGTTGGCGGTACTCTTCAGGTATCTAGTACAGCCACAGTTATTGGTGCAACGCACCTTCAGTCTACTTTATCAGTTGGAGGAGCCGCACAGTTTGGTTCTACAGTAACTGTATCAGGTGCAGCACAGCTTAATAGTACAGTAACGGCTGTGGGTGCAGCAACATTCAAGTCTACTGTTACTGTAGAAAATGCAGCAATACTTAAAAATAATGTTAGTGTTGGTGGCACATTTGCTGCTGCTGGTGCAGGAACATTTAGCTCTAAGACTGAATTTAAAAATGATGTATCTGTTAGTAAAAATTTAGATGTATTAGGAAATGTATCTGTTGGAGGTACAGCAGTCTTTAATAGCAATGTATCTGTAAGTGCTAATATAAACGTAAATGGTAATGTAACTGCATCTTTCTATTATGGTGATGGTTCTAATCTTTCAAACGTAGAGGCTGAACTAGGCACTGCTGCAAATATATCTGTTGTAGGATTTATACATGCTGGTGGTAGTGTTTCTGTATCTGGACCTTTTAATGTTATAGGTGCAGCTACATTCCAAGATGCAGTATCTGTTAGTGGTAATGTAAATATTAACGGATCACTTACAGTAGCAGCAGCAACATCGTTAGCCTCCACACTAAATGTAGGTAGCAACACATCACTTGCTGGTACGTTAATAACGACAGGCAAGGCAGAGTTTGAAGATGATGTATCTGTTTCTGGTAACACAAATCTTGGTGGGACTGTAACAGTAGGTGGAGCGGTAAGCCTTGCTTCTTCCCTATCTGTAGGAGGAGCAGCAAACTTCTTATCTACAGTTACTATTACAGGGGCTGCACAGCTTAATAATACGGTAACAATAGTAGGTGCTGCTACATTTAAAGATGATGTATCAGTAAGTGGTAATACTAATCTTCTTGGAACTGTAACAGTTGGTGGGGCTGTATCATTAGCTTCTTCTTTATCAGTAGGTGGAGCCGCAAACTTTTTATCTACAGTTACAATAACTAGTAATGTTTCTATCGGTGGAACAGTTACTATTGCTGGAGCTAATGTACAAGCAGCTAATGCAAAGGTATGTGCATCTGCTTACTATGGTGATGGGTCTAACTTAACAGGCATTACAGTATCTATTGAAGGTAATATCTCTGTTAATAATGCTACAGTTGGTGGTAATTTACATGTAGGTGGAACAGCAACAGTTGTAGGTGCTGCTATATTTAATAGCACTGTGACTGTATCAGGTAATGCTACATTTAAAACAAATGTTTCTGTTAGTGGTAATACTAACTTAGGAGGTACTGTTACTGTAGGTGGGGCAGTAAGCCTAGCATCTAGTTTATCTGTTGGAGGTGCAGCTAACTTTGCTTCCACAGTTACGATAGCTGGTAACACATCTATTGGTGGTACACTCATAACAACAGGTAAGGCTGAGTTTGAAGACGATGTATCAGTAAGTGGTAATAGTAACTTTGGTGGTACAGTTACAGTAGGAGGTGCTGTATCATTAGCATCTACTTTATCTGTTGGAGGTGTAACAAACTTTGGAAGCACTGTAACAATAGCAGGTGCAGTAAGTCTAGCATCTACTTTAAATGTAGGTGGCAATACCTCAGTTGGTGGTACATTCCTTGCTACAGGTAAGGCTGAGTTTGAAGATGATGTATCTGTATCGGGCAATACTGTTCTTGGTGGAACTCTTAGGGTTGCTGGTGCAACCTCACTAGAGGGAGCAGTTGATCTTAATAGTACCCTTACAGTAGCAGGTGCAGTAAGTCTTAACTCTACACTTTCTGTGGGTGGTGCTACCAACCTTCTTGGTACAGTAACAGCTACTGGCAATACTGGCTTTTTAGGTACGGTACGAGTATCAGGTAATACTTCACTTGAAGGACAACTACAACTAACTGAGTCAGCAGCAGCGGCTGTACATACAACAGCTATCAACGGTGTGACTTCTGTATCACTTAACTTTGGTATAGCACAAAACTTCTTAACAACAGTTACAGCAGCACATACACTAGCAAGACCAACAAATGCTAGGGTAGGACAAGTAGGAAGTATCTTCCTTGTACAGTCTGGTGGGTCAGGTGCTATATCTTATAATGGTTGTTTTAAGTTTCCTGGTGGAACAGCACCAACATTTGCTACTTCTAATGGGGCGGTAAGTAGAATAGATTATATCGTAGCTTCAATATCTAGTGATAATACGGGTGAGAATATCCACGCTATTATGACACAGGAGTATAGTTAATGTTTAATAATATGTTAATGGGTGCGGCTGGAGAAAGTATTAAAGCTACTAGTTTTTCTGTAGATAACTCAGCACTGTTCGTAAAAGCAGACGCTGAATATCTTTCTGCTGACAGCGGTTTTGGAACGCCAATGAACGCTGACATTGGCACGTTGTCCTTGTGGTTTAAAAGAGCGAGCGTCGGGGGTTCAAACCTACGATTATTTACGCATGGCAGCGGCGGCTCCGTTCAGATCCAAGCTTATTTTACCAGCGCAAACAAACTGGTGGTTGGCAATGGAAGTGAGGTAACCACAACGCAAACATTTACTTCCACGACCGATTGGCAACATTTGGTCGTTCGTGTAGATACATCTTTAGGAACGGCTGCTGATAGGGTGCGTCTATATTTAAACGGCTCGCAAATTAACAGCTTTGATGCTGCTAGTTACCCTAGCCAAAATGGTGACGTGTTTACCTCAACAGGTTGGAGAATTGCTAGTTGGAGCAATTCGACTACGCATACTTTTGACGGGCGGTTGTCCGAAGTAATTTACGTGGATGGTCGCAGTCTGGCTCCTACAGCCTTCGCAGAGAGTAGCGGAGGCAGTTGGGTTCCGATTGATCCCGAAGACGCTGTGAGCGTGAGTTCGACAGCCGAAGAAGTAACAAACGTCACAAGTGCTACGTCATCGGCAGATGCTACGTCCTATACTTTTAGTAGCGTGGCGCTAGGAGCGGCTGCTGATAATCGCGCAATCTATGTTTTTATGACAGGCCAGGAGTCAACTGGCGCTGCGCCAACCATTACGCCTGTTACCGTGGGTGGTGTTTCAGCAACGAAAATTAGCGATGTAAATAATTCTGTCGAGCCTCAGTATCCAGGCAGTTTATGGAGAGCTGATGTTCCATCGGGTACGACTGGAGACATTTCCGTTACGTTGAATAAAACAATGAGCCAGTTTGGCGTGATCGTTTGGGCTGTGACGGGCGACCATCAATTATTTGATTTACAAGTAGATGGCTCGTCTTCGACGGCCTCATTTAGTTTGTCCAATGTACCTAACAACAGTCTTATCCTCGCGGGTCGCGGGGGTACTGGCAGTCGCACACACACATGGTCGTCGGATGTTGACGAAAATATTGATCAGGTAATAGCAGACGGCGTGGTGATGTCGGGCGCGAGTAAAGAACATTCGACTGGGGGAAATTTTACGGTCACTTGCACACCAAATTCGACAGATAGCCGCCCGAGAACAGTCTGTCTTGTTTTGAGTCCAAACCAGGGTGTAGGCAATAATGGATTTTACCTAAACATGGCCTCATCGGGCAGCGACCTTGGCGATGATGCAAGTGGCAACAACAACGATTTCACCAACAATAATAACGCTACTCAATCAACTGACACGCCGACTAGCTAATTTAGCAAGATAGGAGATAAAGATGTTTGTATTAAATAATACAAAAGAATTAAAACCTGGAAAGACTTGGATAGATGACAATGGTGTACAGCATCCAGGTAATTGGGCATCTGTATGGTCAGATGATGTTAAAGCTTCTTATGGTATTAAAGAAGTAGTTATACAAACAAAGCCCGATAGTAAATTTTATTGGGTAAGTGGACCGTCTAAAGACGGCACTTGGAGTTCTATACCTCGAAATACAGATGATGTCACAAAGACAGTTGATGGTGTATCAACAACTACGCTTGGTCTTAAATCTCAATGGCTTGCTAAAACAAAACAAACAGCAAATACATTACTAGCCCCTACTGATTGGCAGGTGATTGCTAAAGCAGAACGTGATCGTGCTATTGATTCTGATGTAGCTACCTATCGTGCGGCTGTTATTACAGCATGTACTGCTATTGAAAAAGCTATAACAGATATCACAGATACAGCTATTCCTTCAGACCTTGCAATGATACAAGCAAAAGATGAAGAAGATAAAACTGATGCTGATAAAAAAGTAGTGTCTGATTATGAAGCTGAAGTAGCTACTAAGTTTGCAGCATTCAAAGCGTTGTTTGATGCGCCTGTAGATAGTGACGGTAACCCTACAGGTAACGTACCAATATTTGATTGGCCTGAACAATGAAATATTTTATAAGTTTTATTTTATTAGTTTTTATATCTTTTAATGCTAAAGCACAATCATTTGATGATTTAACTTTTACACAGTTTAATGTTGGACATCCTGTTCTTTGTATATCAAGTAAAGTATTAAAGCCAACACTAGAACCAAAAGATAAAATTTTTACTGGGATGTTAAATCCAAGTGCTGTTATAGAAATATACTTAGATCAAAGTCAAACATTTTTAATGATAGTTCATAGTGTTAGTGATTTATCTTGTGTTTATTTTATGGGAACAATGGGAACTTTAAATAGTCTTACGAATTAGGAGTCAATAATGCCCAGTACTTATACAACAAATCTTCGCCTAACGAAACAGGCTGATGGCGAAAACCCTAATACATGGGGTGAGATTTTAAATGAGGGAGTAATCAGTCTGGTTGATCAGGCTGTTGCTGGCTATACTTCTATTAGTGTAGGCACAACTGCTACTGTTACTCTTACTGAAAATCAAGGATCAGGAGATCAATCACGGTCTGCTATCCTAGAATTTAAGGGAACTATTGGTGGTTCTCATGATACAATTGATGTTTTAATTCCTAATAAATCTAAAGTATATGTTGTAAGAAACTCTATAACTTACACAGATAGTACTGATGCTCTTGTTTTAAAGGTTGCTGGTAATACAGGTGTAACAGTACCAGCAGGAACTGTAGCTCTTTACGTAACTAATGGTGTAACAGTTGAAGCTGTTGAAAAAACTAATTTATCTAGTCTTACTGTTACTGGTGCAGCTAGGTTTGATTCTACTGTTACTGTTTCTGGAGCGGCTGATTTTAAAACAAATATATCTGTAGGTGGTACATTTATAGCAACAGGTGCATCTAGGTTTGACTCTACAGTAACTGTATCTGGTAAAGGTAAGTTTATGACAGGTGCTTTAACACCTATTGTAACACTATCAGATGCTGCTTCTGTAGTAGCTGATTTAGCAACTGCTAATATATTTGCAGTAACTTTAGGTGATAATAGAACTCTTGCTGCTCCCACAAATACAACAACAAATCTAGGAGCAGTAGGACAAATATATATACATCAAGATGGTACTGGTAGTAGAACACTTAGTTATAATACTGTATTCCAATTTCCTGGTGCTAGCGTTCCTACTCTAAGCACATCTGCAAATGCAGTTGATGCATTATTTTATTCTGTACGTACTGCTACAAAAGTTGATGCAATCCTTGTAAAAGATTTTGATAGGTCATAATGGCTAAACTAGCTAAATTTGATTTTGTTCCTGGATTCCATAGGGAGTCTACTCAGTACGCTGAAGAGGGTAAATGGTTTGATGGAAACCGTGTACGCTTTCGTGAGGGTAAACCTGAGAACATGCGTGGCTATGAAACAAGAGCAGATGGTACAAAGTTTGAAGGATCAGCTAGAGCTTTAATTGCATGGAGTGATACAGATAATATTAAGAGAGCTATCTTTGGTACACCAGATAGACTGTATGAACATAATGGTGATCAGATATACGATATCACACCAATAACAACTGTGGTAACACTCAGCAATGTATTTGGTACATCATCAGGAAGTACAAGGGTTTGTTGTTCAGATGCTAATCATGGTCGTAAGGTAGGAGATCGTGTTCTTTTTACAACAGTAGCAGCTTTTAATAATGTAAGTCTACAAGGTAATGTATACCAAATTACGTCTATAGAAAGTGCTAACGTATTTACAATCTCTGTTACTGATGCGGCTAATGCTACTGGTAGTGATGTAGGAGGTGCTGCTACATTTAACTACTACCTACCTACAGGCTTCTCTGTAGCTGCTGTTGGTACTGGTTGGTCAGCCGCCACATACAATGCAGCAGCCCCTACGTCTGTAGGTATTTCTAAGATAACTGCTACAGGTGGTAATGCATTGGTTACTGTATCGTGTGCTTCTGCACATGGTGGATCAGCTAATGACTACATAGTATTTAAAAATACTTCTATTGATAGCCATGCTGCTACAATTGGAGGTAACTTAAACCTTACTAAGACAGCCTTTGGAGGACCAGTATTTGCAATTGTATCTGTTAATGGAACACAAGTTATAGTTAGTGCAGCAGCTAATGCAAGTGCAAGTGGTGATGTAACTTCTAATTTAAACATGACTGCACAAATATATAAACAAACTGCTGGTAGTGGAACAGGTAGGGCTTGGAACTCACCAGCTTCTGCTGATGCTACTGGCTTAGTATTTGATATTACACAGTGGAGTTTTGATAACTGGGGTGAGGATGTTGTAGCTAATAGACGTGGTGGTGGTATATTCTATTATGATAGTGATGCATCAACATCTCCTACTAGGGCTACCTCTGTTACAACATCTCCTGTAAGTGTTAACTCACTTATTGTATCGCCTAATGATAGACATCTTATTTGTTTTGGTACTAATCAGTTTTCGGCAACAGCTTCAGTGAGCGGTCCTTTTAATCCTATGTTAGTTAGATGGTCTGATCAAGATGATAGAACACAGTGGAATCCAACAGCAGATACAACATCAGGTGAAGTTGTTCTTACAGACGGAACTAAAATAGTAGGTGCTGTACGAGCAAGAAATGCTATTAATATTTGGACTGACAATGCTCTTTGGTTAATGCAGTTTACTGGTGATAACTTTGTATTTAGATTTCAACAAGTAGGTACAAACTGTGGATTGATTGGTCCTCATGCAGCAATTGACTATAATGGTGTAACCTATTGGATGGGCTATGATAACTTCTATCGTAATGCTGGTTCAGTAGAAATTTTACCTTGTACTGTTAGAAGGTTTATCTTTGATGATATTAATACTACTTACTATGATAAAGTTTATTGTGGTATTAACTCAGAGTTTAGAGAAATTATTTGGTTGTATGCATCTACTGGTCAGACTGAATGTAATAAATATGTTATCTTTAATCCAGAAGAAAATTATTGGGTATATGGTGATATGATCTTTACCACATTTACTGATCGTAGTGTATTTGGTAATACCATAACAACAGGTGTAACTGCTTCTGGTAATAATATTTATAATAACGAGCCATCTGAAGTATTTACAGGTAGCGGTGAAACACTAACCTCATTTGTTGAGTC